GTAAATGATTCTGATTAAGGAAAATGTTGAAAGAATCATTGATGATGATTCACAGGGAATTATTGACCAGCTGTCATTAGATGGCTGGTCAAAAGTCCCTGTTGTAACTGATTCCAAACCAAAAAGAAAAGGAAAAACAGAAAATGGGGTGAATGCGGATGGTAAGACCGTCTGATGTGCGTATTGTAGAGAAGTTGACAGGTGAACAGGATGAAGAACTGATTGCTGTTCTTCTTGATGATGCAGAATCTTTCGTATTGGCTTATACAATGCGTACAAAAATCATACAGCCACTTGAAAAGCCTGTTCGTGATCTTGCCGTGATTGCTCTAAATCGTATGGGGACAGAGGGTGAAAACAGTAGGTCAGAGGGTGGAGAAACCTATAACTTCAATGACGCACCGAAGCAGATTTTTGACACCCTTAATCGTTATCGTATTTGCCGGGTAGGTGGTAAGGTTTATGAGAATAAAAAGAAGTAGACTAAACACATTTTATCTGAAAAAGAGAATATCAAAGAAAGATAAAGAGGGGTGTTCAACAGAAGAATGGGGAACAGGGGTCCCCTTTGTAGGGGAACAGTGGCCTGCATCTGGTAAAGTGCAGGTTCAGCAATATGGAGATAGACTGAACTATATACTGAACCTAAAACTTGATGGTGCATATCAGATTATAAGGGAAAAACAGGGTGCTTCTTTTGATTTCGGTAATGATTTGGTTTTCAGAGAACAGGATGGAATCTGTATTTTTACTGATGAAGAATCTGATCCAGATTACCGGATCATTGCAATTAAACCTTACCGACAACTAAAGATGGAGTTGGAGAAGATATGAGTGATGATCTGATGCAGAAATTTTCAGGGCTTGTTGATATGGCTGAAGGCGGTTTACAGTCAAAAGTACACGAACAGGCTTTACGCATTCAGGCACAAGCTAAAGAATTATGTCCTGTCAGAAGGTACGGTTCCGGGGGTGGATCATTAAGACAGTCAATCCATGTTAGTACAGAACGACAGGAAGACTTGATTCACAGTGAGATATACACCAATTCAGAGTATGCACCTTATGTTGAGTTTGGTACTGGCCCCACAGGACAAGCGCATCACAACGGTATATCCCCGGACGTTGACCCTGTATATTCCCAGTCGGGTTGGATGATACCAGCTGATGCAATGTCACCAGATGATGCCGAGCAGTATGGTTTTGGTATCGCAAAAGGGAAAGACGGCGAAGTCATTGGATATTATACAAAAGGTCAGGTTGCGCAGCCTTTCATGTACCCTGCTTTTGCAGAATTGAAGGATGATGTGACACAGGAAATTAAAGCGGCACTCGAAAAAGATTTGAAAAAGGTGACAAGATGAAAAATGTAAAAGATCAGGTATATTCAGCACTTCTCACTGTTACTGAGAATGTATCAGACACATATCCGAAAGACTGGGCGAACTTCCCAACAATTCAGTATGTAGAAGAAAATAACAGTGTGTGGGAACGTACTGACAATGCTGAACAGAAGGCTAAAGTATCATACAAGATTGATATATGGCACAATCAGAACACATCTGATACAGCCCTTGCAGTTGATGCTGCGGTTTCTGCTTTAGGTCTGGTGAGAACCTATTGCGGTGATGCACCAGATCCAAGCGGATTGAAACATAAAGTAATGCGCTATGAGGGAATCATTGATATGAGTTCCGACATAGTGTACTGGAATTAAGAAAGAGGTGAAGATAAATGTTAGCAAATGGTACAAAACTGGGTTACTCTAAGACAGCCCCTTCTGGCAGTTCTACATCCTATACTGACTTACCAGGACTGAAGGAAATCCCGGATGTTGGAACAGATCCTGAAAAAGTAGATAATACAGTTCTGACAGATAAGCATAAAGTGTATGAAAAAGGTATCGGTGATCTGCCTGAAATGACATATAAGTTTAAATATGACAACACGAAAGCAGACTCTCCTTATCGTACACTGAGAAAAGCAGATCAGGATGGAACAGTACTGTATTTCAGAGAAACTGATCCAGATAAAACAACTCTGGATTTTGGTGCTACAGTGTCCGTAAAACGTACAGGCGGCGGTGTCAATGGTGTAATTGAATTTGAGGTAACCATGACTGTACAGACAGATATTACTTACACAGACCCGGCATAATGCCGGGTCTTTTATTAAGAAAATTCAGGAGGATATAACATGGGCGGTTTAGATGAAGAAGTAAAAAATCAGAAAGAAGAAACAAAAATTGTAGATTTGGATGAAGAAAAAAATAAAAGAAAGCCTTTTCATTATTGGACAGTAGGCGGCAGAGATTACCGTCTGAAACTTAAAGCGTCTAATATTGAAAAGCTGGAAAATAAATATAAATGTAACGTCATGCATCTGGTGGATGATATGCCGGCATTATCTGTAATGCTTACTATCATCCAGGCGGCAATGCTTCCGTGGGAACATGGGGTTAAGTATGATGATATTCTGAACCTGTTTGACAAATATGTTGAAGAGGGTGGAAGTCAGATTGATCTGTACAAAAATGTTGTGATTCCGACTCTGGCGGTATCCGGTTTTTTTACGCCGAAGATGGCAGCGGAAATTCTGGAAGCAACAGACGAAGAACTGTAACAACTACAAGCGAATATTTGTGGGCGATTTACCCGGATGCATTAGATTGTGGAATACGGCCTGAATTATTTTGGGATTCCACTTTAAATGAGATTATGGATATGATGGAGAGTTATGTCAGATGCAGAGCAAGAGATAGGAAACAGCAGATCAGTGATAACTTTATTCTGTCAAAGGTTCTGACACTGAACCTTTCAACCTTGTTCAATGAAAAGGCTGAACTTTGTAATCCATGGGATTTTTACCCACAAACATTCAAAGAAGATAAAGAAAATTATGAACATCAGAAGCTGGAAGCAGAACTTGCCGATTACAGGGACAAGCGCAGACGGTGGGCTGATGAATTTAACAGACGAAGGCAGCAGGGAATGTAACCCTGCTTATTTTATTGTCGGGAAGGGGGTGAAAAATGTATGGGTGATACACTTGCAAAACTGAAAGTCATTCTGGAAGCATCCACAGTTTCTTACAAGAAAGAGATGGAAAAAGCCCAGAAAGTGACTAAAAATGTCAGTGATTCTGTTAAGTCTGAAATATCAAAAGTCAAACAGGCTATGAAAATGGATGATGCAACAGAGTCAGTGAAAAAGCAGGTTTCTGTGTTCCAGAAAATGAAACAGGCGATTACTAAATATCAGGTGAAGGCCGGAATAAAAGTACCTACACAGGACTTTCAGGAATTGCAGTCCGGTATGAAAAAGGCAGAAGGTACGCTTAGTTCTTTAATCGCAAAACAGGAAAAGTACGAAGCAATTGGTGTGAAAAAGAACAGTTCAGCGTGGAAGTCATTACAGTATGACATTCAGGGAGCCAAAAATGAGATTGAAGGGTACAAAAATGAAATGGCTGAAATGCAGTCAAACGGTACTGCGTTTACAAGGGGCTATTCTATACCGAAAGAAATCTTTAAAGGACTTGGTAAAG